TCGCCGCAGCACGATCCCACCGGAGTGGCTCATCCCACTTCGAGTCGTTGAAGAACCGGCGGCTGGCGTCCTTGCCCCAGACATCGAAGCCAGTACGCTTCGCCCACCGCTCCGCGTAGCAGTGATCGCAGGCCGGGCTCACCTTTGTGCATCCCCACCAGGGGTTGAATGTGCGGTGCGTCCACTCGATTCTGCTGTTCGCGCCCATCTACGCCGCCTCTATCGACCGCTCCCGCTCGAGCTTCTGCCGCAACGGGCTGTGTACCGGGAGGTATGCCAGCTTCCCGGCTTCCTCCGCCAGTTGACGCTTGCGGTATTCCCGCATATATGCCAACCGCCGCTCGCGCTTCGCCGCGCGTTTCGCCTGGCGCTCCGGTTCACCGACCTTCGCCGCGTCCAACGCCTTCCTGATCCACACTTTCATTCGTGTCCTCCTCCCGCGTAGTTCTCGAATTTCGTCAACTCCCTGAGGAACGTCAGTTTCACTGTTCCCACTGGGCCATTCCGCTGCTTCGCGACGATCAGTTCCGCCAATCCCTTCAGGTCTTCCCGATCCGGCTTGTAGACTTCCTCGCGGAAGATGAAGGCGACGACGTCGGCGTCCTGCTCGATTCCGCCCGAATCGCGCAGGTCGCTCAATTGCGGTCGGTGGTTGCCCTGCCGCGCCTCGGGCGCGCGCGAAAGCTGCGAGAGCACCAGAAACGGCACACGGAATTCGCGGGCCATCAGTTTCAACCCGCGCGACAGCGCCGCGACTTCCTGGTTCCGGTTTTCGCGCGTCTTCGAATTCATCAACTGGAGGTAGTCGATTACCACCAGGTCCAGACCCTTCCGGGCGCGAAGGTTCGTTAGTTTCGCGTGAACCGCTTTCAAACTGGCGTCGGAATTGTCGTCGATGAACAGCGGCATGTCGCATACTTCGCTTAGCGCCTGCCGGATTCTGTCGCGCTCGTCCCGATTCAGGAACCCCGCCCGGAACTTCATCTGATCGACGCGTGCGCGCGCGCAGACGACCCGCGTCAACATGGACTCACGCGACATCTCAAGGGAGAAGATAGCGACCACCTTCCCGCGGCTCGCCACGTTCGCCGCGATGTTCAGCGCCAACGCCGTTTTCCCCATCGCCGGACGCGCCGCCAGAATGATAAGCTCGCCCGGGTGCATGCCGAGGGTCATCTCATCGAACCGCCGGAACCCCGTCTCGATACCTTTCTGCCGCTTCGACGGGTTAAGGAACGCGCTTATTCCGCCGTCGCAGTATTCGATGATTTCCAGCGGGTCCAGAAGTCCGCGCTTCTCGATTTCCTCCCGATTCGCAGCCCTGCGCGCCTCGTCAACCAACTGCTCCAGGTCATACAGAGTGTTTCCAGCCTCAAAGAAGTCCGTTACATCCTTCCCCACCGGCAACTCGATCTGGATGACCTCAGCCGCTTTCCCGGTCAGTTCCTTGACGATAGTCGCCGCACGCTTTTTGCCTGGCTCGTCGTTGTCAGGGATTACGATCACGCGCCGACCCGCCAACGCCTTCGTCCACTCGGGCTGCCATTTCTGGTGCGCGCCACCGGAATTCGTCGTCGCCACCACGCCCGCAGCTTCGAGCGTGTGAACGTCCTTTTCACCTTCGACGACGTACACCGTGTCGGCTCTCAACACCTCTGGCAGCCGATAGAGGACGCGCCGGACGCCGTTCATGTCCCACGTATAGCCACCCTTCCCGTCCGGTCTTCGCTGTCTGAAAGACTTCGGCTCCAGGCGGCAGACTTCGTACAGGATTTTCCCGTTCTGGTCCGTGTACGGATACGTCGCGACGATCTTTCCGTGTGCTTGCTTCGGCTCCTCCCAGTGCGGCTTCGGCGTCGTCTTGGAACCGTCCGCCGGATCAATCCCGACCAACTCCGCGACGCGCTTCACCGCATCGCCGAAGGATGCCAACCCTTCGATCTTCCTCACGAAGTCGAAAACATCACCGTTCGCCTGACAGCCAAAACAGTAGAACAACTGCTTGTCGCGCGTGATTGTGAAAGACGGCGTGCGCTCTTTGTGGAATGGGCACAACGCGACCATCTCATTCGCATTGCCGCCGCGCTTCAGCCGTACGTACTCGCCGATTATGCGGACGATATCCGCGCATTCCTTAACCCGCTCCGCGTCCAGTTGCGCCATCACGCGACCTCCTGCCTCCAGGACGGCACCCACTCCGCGTTCGGGTCATTGCCCTCCGACGACCGCTTCACGTTCTTCGCCGCCGCCTTCGCCTTCGCCTCAGCGCTCGGCTGCGGCCGATCCAGCCATTTCTTGCCGTGCAGCCATTTTGCGAACGAGATGATGTACCGCCCGTTGTCGCGCGACCAGAGATCGGAATCGAGATACCGCGTCAGTCCTTCGTCAACTTCGTGGACGTTCTCCTCCGTGACGATCCCTGTCTCGCAGTACCCCATCCAGATCTGAAACGCGAAATCTACGTCAGTGCAGTTCGGATACCGCGCAGCCAGACCGTCGAACGCCGCTTTGAGTTTGGGCGTAACGCCGGACACAACATCTGTCTGTTGTGATGGTCTATTGTCTAAAGTCTGAGTGTTGGGCACCTGTTCAACACGTGTTGTGCATCCGTTCACATTCTGCTGTTGTCTCTTCACGGCGCTCGCTTTTCCGGCTCGCGACTTAGCTTCCCAGTACTCGCCTACAGCCTCGCGCTCCCGTTCCTGCCGGGGGTTCACGAGGATATTTGGATCTTGGGACGGAACCCAACAGGACGAGACAGACGCCCACATCTTCTCCAGTCGTTTCCTTGGGATTCCGCGCAACATGGCGTACCGCGCCATTTCGTCAAGGGAGGCTGGAATCCCGCCGTCGATCCATGCCCGCATGATGAGGTAGCAGTACAGACCGAACTCGGACAGGTTCATCCGCTCGACGTTACGATCCGCCAGGAACTCCGCCGGGTAGAGCTTAAACCACGTGGGCTTGTTCTTCATGTGTCGCCTCCCGGATCTCGATAACCACGCGCTCATTGGGATCAATCTTTGCCGGATGGACCGTCAGCGTTCCGTTAAACCGGGCGATGTTGTCCCCCTTCAGGACTTCAGCCTTAACCAGCACGTCCAGTATCGTAGTCACAATATTGTCCCGGTCTTGGCGCCGCGAGCGGGTGTAGATGTACACCTCCATTGACGGGTGGGACAAGGGGGCGCGCCTCCAAGCAGACCGCGCCTGGAGGACGAGGGAATCGATCTCCGCCTGCGAAGACCGATCGATGTAGGCTTTCTGGCCGCGCCCGCGGCGCCATAAATTCTTCTTGCTTGGGCAGTGTCCGTGCAGCGTCAACACGTATCTCGAAGACACGCCGCTTACGTTGGGGTTCCGATCTGCCATTGCAGACCCCGCTAACGTCTCGCGAACCGCGGCATCGACGCGACGAGAATCAGCCATGCGACTACTGTCACCTTCCAGTCCGCAAGGGAGATCAGCGCGGCGAACGTGACCGACAACGCGAACGCCGCGAAGCAAAGACACCGCCGGAGAATCGCGTTTCGTCGTTCCAGTACCAGAATTCGTTCTGCGTGGGACGTTTCGCTATTGTCAGCGCGTCCATCTGCTATAATTAGTTGAGTCTGCATGATATGAATTCGTGGCCGGGTCGGTTGCCGCCTCCCGGCCATCGCCCTTTCTACTTCCACACCAACGAATACTTCCCGGTTACCAGCTCCGCACCGGGAACCGCCGTCCCGCCGTCGATAGCCGCCTTGATCGCATTCTTGTCAACGGCGACTTCGCACTTCTTCACGCTCGCGAGGAACTTCATGCGCTCGTCGATATCAAGGCTTTCGGCGACGGCTTCCCACGCAGTAGCCGGAACCGTGATCGTCAACGTCTTGAACTCCGCCGGTATCTCCGCTTCGTTGCGGACCTCCACCGATGGCGGACACGCTCGAACGCTGAACACGCACGTCCGCCCCTCCAGCTTCCGGTACCGCCCCTTCTCGTCCGGGCCAATCCCCTGGATTGTGCGGACGATGTATTCCTCCAGCCGCTCCTCCGCGCGCGCGTAGGATTTCTTCAACGCCTGGAGGCGCTTGATTTCAGCGTTGATTGCCGCCTGTTGGCTCCTGCAGTGGACCAGGAACTGCGCGCACCTGTCGCGCTTCTCGACCGCCTGGACCAACGCCTGCTGGATCTCTTGGAAGAT